ACCCGCCGGGACGGAGGATTCCCCCGTCCCGGCTAACAAGAAGACCATGAACAGGACAAAGGAACCTCTGGACATATATGATGACCGGCCAAAGGAGATGACGGCGTATCTCCGGCACAATGGCTGGCACTTCAACAAGAAGCTGTGCGACTTCGCCGTGTCACTCATGCGCAGGATGAACCCGGCAACCGGAAAAAGCGAGAAGATCGAACCCATGACCAAGGACAAGGTGGACGAGCTTCTGGCCAAGAACGGGGTCAGGGTGGAGAACAACACATTATATGACTATGTATACGTGGCCAACCAGGCAAAAGCGGACTGTTTCAAGTCCTCCATTGCCGACGAGCCCCATCTGGCACTCTACGTCAAGGATATCATAGATGACCATGACGCTCCGGAAGGCATGGTCATGTGCATGTGGTATGCGAAAATGACAAGGGCCGGGGAACCGGTGGAATGGGACGAGATGTTATGATCCGCCAGCGGTTTGACATAGAGGAGTACGGATGGAAGGTGGAGGTCTACTATGCCGTGGACTGTTACTACACCGACGAGATCATGGGCAGGCTCTATGACATAGGCTGCCGCGGGGATGATCTGGAAACGGCGTACAGGAACCTGTCCTCCGGCAAACCGGATACCGGACTCACCTATTCCAACTACGGCACAAGGCAGACGGTCATGGTGATAGGGACCACATCGTCGCCCGCCGAGTTCCAGAACTCCTATGACCACGAAAGGAAGCACCTGGAAGCGCACATGGCAAAGGCGCTGGGGATCGACCCGTGGGGCGAGGAGATATGCTACCTGTCCGGCAATATAGGACAGAAGATGTTCGACAAGGCCAGGTTGCTGCTGTGTGATTGTGAATGTTGTAAGAAACAGATAAAGGAACTTATATGAAAAAGAAAGAAATCAGGAAAGCGCTGGAAGGCGGCACGCCGTTCTCAAGCCTGTACTCCCTTCTCCCCTCCGGGCAGAAGGAGAAATTCAAACAGTTCGCCGCGGCATTCGGATTCACGGAGCGGCAGGTCAGGGAAAGACTGCGGAAAGAAACACGATAACTTCTCATTGACAACGGGCGCCCCGCATATTATTGTATGCCGCAGGGCGCCCGTTCTGTTTTTATCCTTCAGTTAATCTTTCCTCAAACTCCGCAATGATACAGTCTGCGTCACCACCATGCACCCAGTTATCCAAAACAGAGGAAAGAACTTCGATGGCTTTCCGTTTCATTTCTTCCTCTGCCATTGCAACGGCTTTAAGAGCACTTTCTTTTGTGATAACCGGGAAGTTGGGATTGACTACCACAAAACTCTTGATTTCAATATATTCTTCTGATTTACTCATTTTTAAATTAGTTATTAGTTAATTGGCAGTTTCATAAAGCACATCCAATGAGTTTTAGATGCTTTTCCGGACTTATGCCCGAATAGCGGCCGCTCATTGATTATCTCCAATATTCGTCTTACAGGAATACGAGTTTCGTTCCATTTGAAAATCAGCACTCCGTTCGGTTCAAGCACTCGCATACATTCGCTGAATCCTTTCTTTATATCTTCCTGCCACTTAAACCGTCGAATCGTTCCATACTTTTGAGCCATATATGCACCCTCGTTCGCATTATCAAGGTGTGGAGGATCAAAGACTACAAGTTTAAAAGAACTGTCCGGATACGGCATTGCTGTAAAGTCGGCAACCACATCAGGATGGACTTCCAGCTTACGACCATCGCATAAAACATATTCGACATCACGAATATCTTGGAAGAGAACGTTTGGATTCTTCTTATCAAACCAAAACATCCGGCTTCCACAGCAAGCGTCAAGTATTATTTTTTTGCTCATTTCTGTTCATATTTTGAATTATTTTTTTATAACTACCGCCATTGTACTAATAGAAGTGCCACTCTCTTTAAACTCGCCTGCGCTGATTTCAAACACTTCTCCATGTACTTCTTTCAGCCAGTTTCGGAAATCAATACATTTCTTTTCCGAAGCGAATTTCCAGTGTTGGCTAGTTATTGCCGCAAGCGTGCCGCCTTCTTCCAACCGATCATACATAAGCTTTACATGAGCTATATCCTGATTACCGGAAAATGGAGGATTGGCAATAATCTTAGTGTAATGCCCTACACTGTCTTTCGTAAAATCTTCATTAAGCAGTATTACGTTGCTAAGGGTGTGAAGAAATTCTCTGTTTTCCGGCATCAGCTCATAACATTCAACCATTACAGAAGGACAAGCTCGGTGGATTGCTTTAATAAGCGCGCCACGCCCGGCACTCGGCTCCAGTACCGTATCATCCTCACGTATTCCCCCGGCAAGCATAACCAGCCAGTCGGCAACATCGGCCGGAGTCTCAAAAAACTGGTATTCCTGTTGAAGGTTACACCGCTTACCTTCTTTCAAAATGGAAAACACACGTTCCGGATTAAACGGAAATGTGAAACCCTGTATCTTCCCACCTTGCCATGAGCCTCCGGCTTCTTCTATCCACTTCTTTGCTTCAGCATAAGACTTTTTGTTAAATTGAACTTGAGGAAGTTTCAGAACACCGTCCTCAAGAGTACAATGTTTCAATATCTCTTCCACACTCCATTTTTTGCCTTCGTCAGCCTGCTTTTTCTTTTCAGCTATCGGAACATCCGGCGCTAACAGTGAAGATATTTTTTCTACAATTATGTTGCTTGCGTCCATGAAGGCATTGACGCAAGATATCGCTTCGATCAAGAAATCGGTGTCAACATGCCCGGTATCGTCATAGATGTCTATCCCTTCGGTCATGGATGACAGTTCATTGAGCTGCGCAACACTACCATGTAACGTTTCGATTAAAATCTTTTTTTTGTTCGTCATAACTTTTCTGTAAATAAATTCTAGTTGTGTCTACACTCCCATGCCCTAAAAGGTCAGCGAGTTGAATTACATCTTTGTTTTTTTTCAGGAACATCTTAGCGAAAAAATGGCGAAAGGCGTGTGCGTGCATCTTCTTTGAATCAATGCCGCAATGTTTCCCCCATGCTTTCAAGTGCTGGGAAAAGCCACGCTGTGTGATCGGACCGAATCTCCCTACTGCGAAAATCCCGGTCTTACCATGTTCCTTAGCATAAGCCTTCGCTTCTTGCTGCAATTGCTTTTGGAAGAAAAAACGTCTGTACTTGTTACCCTTTCCTTTTAATGTCACTTCCCCGGATATGATGTCTTCCCACGTAAACTGCTGGAATTCCGACAGACGGGCGCCCGTTGTTCCCAAAACCTTAATAAAAAAATAGTAATCCTTATTGTTTTTTGCCTTGAGATATTCCAACAGCCGGTTATATTCCTCCTCGGTCGGCACATTGTTCACATCAAGTTTGCGCTTTATTTTGGGACGCTTCAGTTCTATAGGCTTCTTCAGCCATTTAGAAAATCTTTCGATTGCTGTAATCCGCAAACGGATGGTAGCGGGAGATAATTTTTCTTCTTCAAGACTTTTTACAAACCTCCTGCAATTATCCATGTTTACCTCATTGGCGTATTCGAAATACTTCTTCATGGATGTATAATAGATATAAACTGTATGAGAAGAGTAATCATTGTTGTCAGTCAGCCATATAATGAAATCATTAAGTTGTTTCTTGTTCTTATCCGAAATGACATCAAGTTTTTCCAAAGGTTTCACCGCCTTTTCCCTTTTTCCATATCCGATGTTGAGATAGGATAATAGATCGCATATAGCTGAACACATTAGCGAATGACGCACCATGACATCTGCATTTTCACGCTTGTAATTCAAATAACCACGGCGGTTCACTTCTTTGGTCATCTCTAAAAAATCCGTGACATGCTTGATATATTTCCCGACAGTATCATAAGTCCTGCCTGTTGTGTATAAGTAAGAAATATAATCAGTTAATATCTTCTGCCTATCATTATTCATAATCTTGTTTAATTAAATTATACCAATCATTGCTATCTTCAAAAAAACATCTGTATCCATTAGCCGTATGTTTGCCTCTCACTTTCCGACATATAGCACTGATCAAAGAAGGAGCCACGCCAATCATCTTACCAGCCATTTGTATCGAAGGGAATACTCCACATAATTTCTCATCCTTTATCAAAACAACGCTCTTTTTATTCATGCCTGCACCAGTCTTATGCCAAGCCCCACGTCCTTTAGACAGATTTTTTATACTTCTGGCCTTGGAACGTTTTGAATGATAAACCATTTTACGACCCTTGTTGTGAGAAACACAACCCTTTAAAAATCGTCCGGTAATAAAGTCTCTCTCAAATCGCTCAGGCGGTATATATAATTCACTCATATCTTTCTTTGATTAATTCAAACCAAGCAGCTTCTTAGTTGTGTCAATG